CCATCACTAAAATTATCTGGTTTTATTCTTTTAAGGTCATCAAGAGCAAAATATAGTGATGGACTATTTCCACTATAGTTTCTTGTGCCTCTAATACCATCCATATCATAGTCAATCAAATGACATTTAACACTTGCTTTCATACAATAAGGTTTAGTGCTTCCATTAAATGATTTAACTAAATCTAACACGTTTGTTCCTATTTTTGTAGCACTATAAAATGCCGATGGTATAACACCAGTGAGATCAGCATTACTTTGTCCACCTGTTAAGAAACTTGAACCATCTGTTATATTATTTATATACTTATGTATATAAGGAGTTTCTCCTGATAGTGTTATAATATTTCCAACACTATCAACAGGAGTACATTCAATATTTGTTTTTAAAACATATTTATTACCTATTACACCTTGCCCATTATATAAACATTGCTCTGCCGTTGCTTTATTTGCGTCTGATACTAAATAATCTACATAATTAAACATACCACCAAATACTTTTGCTGTATTATCCATTTTCCATCCACCACTATTAAAACCTCTTGTATCTACCATTTTATCGCTTGGTTTTACACAGAAAGCATAATTATGTTGAAAACCAAAAAGTTCATCAACAACACATTTTTGTGAATCGCTCATAATTCAACAATTAAAATAATATAATATAATAATTTTACATTATAATTATATTATTTAATGGAATAATACATATTATTTTTATGGAATATCAACATTTACGTCTTCTACTCTGCTTAATATTGATTCGCTTTTATTTACTTCATCCTTACGATTATGAGTTTTATTATTTTTATAGTTATTTGCTTTTTTTTCTGTATCTTTCTTCATTTGTTCTTTATTGGTAAATTTACAAGAATTATTACCTTCAATAATTTTAAATACAGAAGTGTAATTTGCAAAAAATATTATTATTAATAAAATAATTAATAAAATAAGTATTATAACTTTATATGATTTGAAGTTATGCTTCAAGTTATTAAATAATTTACTATTTAAAAAAGAAATCTTATTTGACATAATCTAATATATAATAACAATTAAAATAATACTATAAATTTTTTTATTTATAAATAAATATTATAACTATATATATTAATATGAGACTTTATTTTAATCAAATAACTCCAAATATTATTTCAAAAGAATCAGAAAATAATAATGTTACAATTGTTCCTAAAATTATAAAAAATGATTTGCCTGCTAATAATAATACTTATACTCCTTGGTCAGCTGATTGTGCAATTAAAAAATATAATTTCAATGCTAATCCTATTAGGCATTACAGAAAACAATATGTAAATACAAATACAAATAAAACTACAACATTTAGCAAATTATCTTTAATAGGAAATTTAGACAAACCAGGCGCAAATATTGTTACTAATGTTAATACGCCAAATAATGATTCAACAAATTGTAATTTAAGTATATATACTTATTTGGATAAATATGTCGGATGTAACACTCTCAGTGAAGACAAATTCTATGATCCTTCTTTAAATAAAATGATATGTGTTTCATTTAATCCTAGTGCTTTAGTAATTAAAACAGCATCTACAAATTTATCACATAGCTATGCTTCATCACATAGAGAATATTTATATAGCAAAAATAAAACATTTAATCAAAATTTACCTTTAACAACAAATGAAAATATTAGTGTTAACAATGAAGAAACAATATGCCGTTCGTTTAACCCATCAAATAAAAAATTTCAATGCCAAGGACCTATTAGTTCAAGCGCGAGAATTTCAAGTTTAAAGTATAGTTGTGATGATAGTGTTCATTGTAAAAAAACTTATATTAATACATTAAATGATAATGATCCATTAAGTAAGAAAAAGGTATCACCACTATGTGTTGGTTGTATTGATGATACTACAAAAATACGTAGAAAACGTATTAATATTTTAAAATAAATTCCTTATTTATATTAAATTGATGTTTCTTACACCAATTTATTGATTTTTGTATGTTAATATTTACTAACATATTTAATTTATTAAAATACTTGCTCACTATTTCATTACTAATATTTGTAGATGATAAGTCAATATCTTCACCTCGAATATTATTATTTTCTATAATAATATAGTCTTCGCTAAATATTTCTATACTAGTGTCATTTGTAGTATTTGTAGTATTTGTAGTAATTGTAGTATTTGTATCATCATCATCATCCTCATTGATAGTATTATTATGCTGAATATTTTTGTTAAAAATGTTTAAATATTTCAAAAATGAATTATAATTATTATTCAATAAATTATATTGAATATTTAAAATTTTAAACTCTCTTATTAAATTAATAGTATTTTTGATATTTTCCAATTGTTGTTGCCCATATATAGAATTAATTTCTTGTAACTTTGTAATAAATAATTGATTTAAATGAATATTAAATAAACTATAAATTGTCTCAACTTTATTAATCAATAAATCGAAATTTTCTATAATGTTTGATATAATTTTTTTATTATTATTTTTAAAATTTCTACAAATTATATATTTTTCGGAATTAGCACATCTACTTGTATTTGGTTTAAATATAAACACGTTTTCATATAAGTTACACAATAAATATATAACTTCTATTGTTTTTATTTTAAATACATCAAATATTTTTAATATAAAATTTCCTCCTTGTTTTTGCATTATTAACGCAAAAAAAACTTGTGATAATATTAATTTAAATGACATATCTTCTTGATTATTAAAATCAAGGGAAAAATCAAATCCCCCATCGGCAGTAATATAATCCATAGTTCTAAAATATTTTTTATAACAATAAATCAAGTTTTCTTTTAAAAATAAATCTCCATTTTTTGATGCTCCATATTCTATTTTTATATTTTTATTATTGCTCAATAACTGACTTGCCTTTTTCCACGAGGGAATATTAATATTATCACTAATTAATGTCATACCATAATAAGTATCTTGTTTATTATTTCTTTTATAATTAAAAGCTTCTATAAATCCACCAGGACCTTCAGCTAAATGAAAAGATTGTATATTGGTTGGTTCATTTAAAAAAGTAAATGTGTCTATTATTTCTATCATCTTAAAAAAAGACCGCGATAATGGTTTATGTTTACATAAAGAACATTTATGATTAGGAACAATAGTATGTATATATTCATATGGATTTGTAATTTTTTTCAAAATATCCCAATATTCATAATATTCGTCAATTGTTTGCTTTAACAAATGTAAATAATTATATAATGAATAACATATTATTATATCATTAGCATCAGATACTATATTGGCGTGTGACTTATTATTTTTATATATAATATTAAAATCTAAATTTAAATTATTCAAATTTGGCAAATTAATATAGGTCATATTATATCTTTATTTATAGTTACTTTATTAACTAAGTATAGAAAAATATATTTATATATTTATTTACAAATATATAAATGTATGAATGTATGAATGTATGAATGTATGAATGTATGAATGTATGAATGTATGAATGTATGAATGTATGAATGTATGAATGTATGAATGTATGAATGTATGAATGTATGAATGTATAATTGTGTAAATATATATATAAAAAAAGAGAGATTTAAGTTTACTTGTTCTTGGACTTGGAGTTAGAGGTGCAACCTTTCTTGTTCTAAACATATATATAATATTTTAATTAAAGTAATTGGGTTATTAATAACATTGCTCTAAACTTTCTTAGTTTATATTTTTTTAAGCTTTCTTAGTTTGTGTTTTTTGTGATTTTTTTGTTTCTGCTTTTAAAGATTTTTCAGCTTCTTTTGCTGCCTTCTTTTCTTGTGCCGCTTTTAATTTTTCCTCTTCTTTTGCTTTCTTTTTTTCTTCCGCAAGTTTAAGTTTTTCATCTACAGATAATTTTATTTTAATAGGTGCTTTGCTTTCTTGTTGTTGTTGTTGTTGTTGTTGTTGTTGTTCTAATTGTTCTTCTAATTGCTGCTCTAAGTCTTGTGTTTCTTTGATATATTGGGATGCCAATTTTTTAGATTTTTCATCTATTTTTTCTTTTTCCTTAACTTCAAATTCTTCATCTATTTTTTTAAACTCACCAATAACCTCATCTTGTAGTTCTTTTTCTTTTAACTCCTGCTTTTTAGATACTAATTCATCTGGGTCATATTCCACATTTCTAATCTTTTTAAATATAAAGTAATTGTTTAAAAATGATATTTGTTTTTCTTCACTGCTTAATTGTGCGGAATTTCCTAATTTTTTTAATAAATAATTATCACTTTTTAATTCGTTATTCATAAAATTATATAGCTGCTCAAAATTACCCAATGACCCGGGCAAATTTAATTGCTTATATTCGGTTTCGTTTAATAATACGAATCCATTATTTTCCATAATTCTTACTAAGTATTTATAATTAACCAAATATTCTTGAAAAGTTTTATTAATTGTTTCTTGATAAACATTAATAGCATATCCCAAACTGGACTCATCATCCTTAAATTCCTTAGCATCATATTTTTTTGTTAATTCCCATATTTTTTTCTCATTTTTAAATAAACTAATGGATTCATTAATGTTTAAAGAATTTAACATATTAAATATTTTGCTTCCATCATAACAAGTTCCAATAAAATATCCTTCTAAAGAGGTGCACTCTTTTATATTTTTAATAAACTCATTTAAAACATTTTCGCTTTCAAACATATAATGCATCGCAAATTGTATTGAACTAATATTAAATCCATTTTTTACAATACCATAATTATTGTATACACCTTTTCCTAATAAGACTTCATTTTTTGTCCCTTCGCCAAAAAGTGCTTTAATAATTTGTCTGGATTTGTCATCATATAATGCCGAACCATCTTTAATATTATGACTACTATTACCATGTAAAAATAATGCTTTAGGAATAACAGCATAACGTTGAGCATAATTTAAATAACGAGCACATACACCATCCAATCTATTTTCAATATTATCTTTGCTTAAATCTAAACCTAATACAAAGTTGAGATTTGCTGATATCCATTTAGGCAAATCACCTCCTTTACCAACCGCATAATCTATTAGTGAATATCCTGATTTGGATACTTTATGTATTAGCATACTTTTAACATATAAATTATGAAAATCACGCAATGCTTGTGTTTCGGATGTTTTGGAAATTTTATTATAATATACATCGTCGTCGTTATTTATTGTTACACCATTTCCGGTAATTAAGATTGATTCACTTATTGGATTATGAATAGATTGCCAATTTGAGTTTGCCGTATGATAAGCATTACCAAAGTTTTTAACTCCTGAACGTAATTCCGATGTTTTATCAGAACGAACTCGTAATGGTTCCCATCTCCAAAATTCTGGATTATCACTATTATAAGCAAATTCTACAATAGTATTATCTTCAATTTCCTCACCTTCCAAAGTATAAATCTTAAGATTATTTGCTTCATCTAATTTACCCATAATATTACATAATCCAGCATTAACATCGTTCGGATTTGTTGGATAAAAGCGACTAGGTTTATAACTATTAATATAAGATTCTTTAGTATCCCGCTTAATATTATTATTAATAATATCATTGTATGGATTAATATAACCATGTTTTTTTTCATCAAAACCCACATTCAATATTAAAGTATAATAATTTTTAACTTGATTATATGAAGTTAAATCCTCGCCTTCATTATTTAAAGTTCCCATATAATTTCCGCCTAATTCATTTTTTTTAAATCTAATTAAGAAATCTATAGTATTATAGCGCGGAGGTTTCCATTTAAATGATTCATTCCATGTAGTTTTATAATTTGGCGCAGCAAGACCTGTTTTTGAACTACATACACCCGTATTTGCTGGTGTAAAAATTAATCCATCTGTATTATATTCGTATAATCCCTCGTTAATATTATTTAAAATTCTAGCACAACCATTAAATATATGAGCACCATAAAATTTTTTTACATTTATTTTAATATGTATTTCTTTACTATTGGTAATTGATTTTAATTCAAGAGTTTTTATTACACTATTTAAAATTATGAGCCGATAATTGAAATTTTCCTCTTTTTGGCTTTTTTCTTCTTGGCTTGTTTCTTTTTTGTCTGTATCTTTTTGGCTTGTTTCTTTTGTGCCTTGTTCTTCAATTGTCAAATTAATAAAAGGTAAACCTGTTACATTTTTTCCATTAAAATAATATATATCAAAACAAGCAAATATATTTATATATTCGCCTTTTTTATTATGTAAAATATGTTCACCATCTATAATAGTATTAAATAATTCTTTTTTCTCAATGTAACATCCAGTAAATTGTATATTCATAGTTGTAGAAATAAAGTATACTTTTCCCTGTGATGATATATATAGCAATTTTCTAGTTCCATCTGCTTTATCTGTGACAGTATAATTATTCCTAATATTTGGAATAGAATTATTTGTATCATTTATTTCTGTTTCAGGTAAAATATTTACCATTTGTAATGTAGTAGATGATGGACCAATAAAGTCTTTAATGCTATGTGTCATCATAGTTTTATAATCTGAACCTTTTGCCAATTTTAAATATTGTTGCATAGCAAAATCCATTTCATTTAGCGTTATGGGATAATTTGTTTCTTGTAACCCTATTAAAATATATTTAATAACTTTGCGCAAATTTGTATATAAAAATTCAGCGTTTGAAAATGATTTATTGGCAATAATAAGTTCGTTATTCAATTCTATTTCTATTTCAAAATTTTCTAATGAATTAAAAACCTCCGAATCTTTAATATTAAATTGCTCAATAAATTTACCATATTGTGATTTAGAAGTTTTAACAATACTACAATGAATTAAAAATGGTAAATGTGGGTGTCTATATTCATAGCGCTTAATATACCTAAATATTTTTTTAAATGAATTCCATTTGCTATGTAGTTCTTCAATAGCATTATGATTTCTAGAATAATTTTGCTCTGTTTGATAGCATACACGAAAATTATAATCATCAAAATCTAATGGAAACAATTGTGTAGTACTATTTTTAAAATATTCTTTTTCTACAAATTTAATATTATTTTCATCTAAAATTCCAGATAAATTATTTAATTTACAATAACTTTGAATATTTGGTAGCCCATTTATTTGTGTTCTAATATTAGATAAGTTGCTAGAATTCATTATTTTCAAAAAATAATTCTCATTAGCTAATTTAAAATCATAATTTAGCAAACTCTTTATAACATTATAAAAATCCACTTTGTTAATATTTTTTATTTTTTTGGTTCCAAAACGAATCTCAAATTCCGGATATACATTTTCGGAAAATCGTGTATAACTTAACAAATAAGTTTCAATATATTTTAAAAATTTATTGCTTAATTCTTCTTTTTGAGAATCTTTGCTAGTTTCTTTGGTCGTTTCTTTGGTCGTTTCTTTGGGTAACTGACTTTTACTCATAATTAATATATATTATTATTTATTATTTATTATTTATTACATTGTAATATAAATAATAAATTTCAATTTTGTTTAAAAATATAATGATAAAAATAATGATAAAAATAATGATAAAAATATAATGATAAAAATAATTAAAAATAAAAAAATTCTAATAGCTTTACTTTAATGAATTCAAATTAATTTTTGAATTATATTTTCATACAATTCTTGCTTTTTCTTTTTCTTACCATGTTCATCATATATGTTAATACTTAATTTTTCAGCAATTGAAACCAAATCGTCTAATTTATAATTACTAAATGCTTTCAATGGTTTTTCAATATTTTCAATATTATAATAAGATTTCAATATTTTTTGAAGTTCTTCTTCTGTTATGCTATTATTAACTAATTCAATATCAAAATTATTAAATTCCAAACTCATTTTAACGTTCGTTAGTTTTAATACTTTATAATTTTGTAAATTAATAACTTTTTCGTCACTATTTGTACATAAAACACAATATGTATTATTGTCGCGAATTAGTACAACATTTACCAGATACAAAACGCATAACGCGTGAAAAGTTTTGAAACTTATTTTTTCATTATTAGTAAGGTCGTCTTCGACTGCGCTTTTTTGTATTTTAAAATCTTTTAAAATGTTTTTTTGATTTTTTAATTTTTCAACACTATTAATTTTAAACTCTTTTATGATTTTAAATGAGTTAATATGTTCTAAATCTATATCAGTTAAATTATTTATAATTTTATAAAATATCCAAAATAATTTGTCAGCATAATTCTTATGATTATTAATTTTAAATGGTTCATTATATTTGCTGTATTTCTTTGAATAATTTATTTGAACTCGATTTCTTGGAACGCCTATATTAACAACTATATTTTGCTTTTTACTATTATTATTATTGGGATTGGTAGCATTAGTAGCATTAGTATCATTAGTATCATTAGTATCATTAGTAGCATTAGTATTAGTATCATGATTTTTAATAAATGTTAAATTTTTTGAAGTATTATTAATTGTTTTAAGGTCATATAACATATATTGCTTAAGTTGATTTAAATCAACATTTTTTAATAATTCTTGTTTATTTAGACATAGCATTTTTAATTACTTATATTAGTAGTAGTAATATCTTTATTATCTTTAAAATAAATTGTTTGCAAATTTCTTTTCAATTTTTCATCTTTATTTATATCACTTTCTTGTTTTTTAATAAAATCAATATAATTACATATCTCTTTGTAAACCTTTGCAGATATTTTATTCAAATTAACAAAAATACCATTACTATTTTCATTTAAATATACATTATTTGTTTTTAATATTTTAGCAATTTCTATATGATGACTATTTTCTAAAGATTCAATTGTTTTACACAATTTAATCAAATCGTTAGAATCTATATTGTTATCTGAGTCAATAATATTATTTTTACACATTATAGTTTTATCTTCATTATCTTCATTATCTTCATTATCTTCATTATCTTCATTATCTTCATTATCTTCATTATCTTCATTGTCTTCATTGTCTTCTTTGTCTTCTTTCTCTTCTTTGTCTTCTTTATCTTCTTTGTCTTCATTGTTATTTATTTCCATAATAGTAATTATTAGTAATAAAAAAATACCTTTAAATAAATTTTATATAAACTAATCGGTGATTTGATTATAATTTATAATGGCCTCATGTGTTGATTTTTTCATTTTAATTTTTAAATTTTTTTCACCTATTTTTCCACCAGTTTTTTCTAATTTTTTACTAGAATCTAATGTTTCTAATTCATTTTTTAATGTGCTATAATTATTAATACTTATTAATTCAGCAATTATACTAATAAATTTATCATTTAACTCATAACGTTGACCCAATATACGAACTTGAATAATATCATTTTCTTTTATATGTGAGAAAGATTCACTATTGTAATGATGATCTCGCGCTATAAAAATAACATATGGACTATGTTCATCGTCTACTATTAATTCAGCACGAACTCCTACTTTTGTTATTGATTTTGCTATACAATAAATTATTGTAGATTCAACAGGATTTGTTATTAAACATTCAAAAACACATTCAAATAATATTTTATTGTCAAATAATTCACCGCTTGAATATGTTAATAATTTAACACTATTATTTTTAACATATCCCTCCTTAATACACTTGCCTTCGTTTAATTTTTTTATTTTTGCTTCTAATATGTCAAATAATTCTGAATTAACTTCATCATATTTTAATACTGTTTTTTGTGTTAATAATGAACGAATATAAACATGTGAATTATCTAACATAGTTTTATTTGATGATGATTTTTTATTTTGTATTTTAGACATTTAGATTATATATATTATTAATTTAATCTTTAAAATTATTTCAATTATATAATAAAATATAATATTTTATGATATTTTATAATATTTTATAATATTTTATTATATTTTATGATAATTTATTATAGTACTAAATTATTAATTTGTGCCTCAGAGAGATTTAAAAACCAACGTTTATTTTCTACTCTTTTTAAATCATACAATCTAAAATATATTTCTTGTGCCGCACAGAAATTTTTTTGATTTAATTTTTCCCCTTTTTCTACTTTCTTTCCTTTTAATTTTTCAATTATTTCATCTCTTACCCCCAGAGCAACAAAAATTTTCTCACTATTAAGTTTTCCTGCTTGCACGCATATTGCGCCTTTATTTGACCCAGTTTTTACTTTAAAATCTGTTGCCAATTCTTTTGTTATTTTTTTATCTCTTGACAAAAATCCTAATGGAATTCCTATTTGTGAACTAGGTATTTTTTTTGATAATATAATATTATTAAAATCATTATAATCTTCCGATTGAGCGATGTTTAGTGAAGTCTCTAAATTTGTATTAATTAAAATATATAAAGTATATTCTCTAAACTCACTTTTATTTGGTATATATAATGCTTTTAATTTACCATTATTTGCTTCTAAAATTTTAGAAGTATAATAATTTAATAAATCTTTTTCAAAATTAGTTAGTTCATTATAACCATTGTTTAATAAATAAATAACCAATAAAATACTTTTATTAAAATCTAAATCATCTAATAATATATTTATTGCTAAACTATTTACTTCACTAGCACCTATCACTTTCTCCTCTTTTAATATATCCATCATTTTACCATAATAAATATATTTGTTATCTTTTAATAAATATTCGTTTTTTATCGGCATATATTCAGTTATTATATAATTATAATTGCGCTCTAATTCAACAATAAATGCTTTAACATTTGCTATATTTTCCTCACTTAATTTATCTTGTAAAGTTTTTTGACTTAATACTATTTTTTGACTGAGCATTGTATTTAATATTTCTTTTGAAACTTTTGTAGTTTCTGAAACTTTTGTAGTTTCTGAAACTTTTGTAGTTTCTTTGCTAAATATATTAAAATCTTCAGGAACAGCAAATTTTACGGCATTAGGTTTTAATAGTATGCCATTTGATCTTTCAAAAATAGTTGCGTCTGTATTTAAGTTTATTGGTTGAAAAATATATAAATCGTCCAAATCATTTAATAAATTATCAATGTGTATTAATTTTCCTCGCGTGTTGTATTTATCAGTAATAAAACTATTTTCATTACTAACCAATTCATTTAATGCATTATCAATATGTGTCAATGGATATTCTTTAAATGTTTGAACATAGTTAATTATATCTCCTTTTGTTCGAAAATAATATTCCTTATATAAATTTCTCAAATGTTTAATAATAACTTCATTATTTGTTTTCAAAAATGATTCATCATACGAAAAAAGATTTATTTTGTTTTCTCCATATTTTTGAGTATATTCTTCTAAAGATGGTTTGCATGTATATTGGCAATTATCCATATAATCACATAATGGAGTATTTACCTTATCTCCAATAGCATACTCAATTGATTTAGAATTAGAGAGAACTATTTGTAATTTTTTATTTAAATATTTTTCATCGAATTTTTGCTGCTCATAATTTAGATGACAATCTATACTATGTTCTTTCAAAACACGAGTAATGTTTCCTATTATTTTAGCTTTTTCCTCCGCTTTTCTATAAATTAATAAGTCGACGGCCTCATTGTTATTGCTTAACAATGTGCCGTGCATAAATATTTGAACATTGCGTTTATTTAATGGTAAATCTTTATGACTACATGTTCTAATAGCGCGCCCAATAATTTGCTCTACTCTATTAATATTATACCATGGTTCTAAAACATGTATTTGTCTAATATACTTGAAATCTAAACCTTCACTTCCTGCTGCCGACAAAAGAATTACTTTCACATTTTCACCATCAACATTATTAGAATCCGTACAAGCTTTTAAATCGCTTACTATATCCGGAGAAATATTACTATTTCCACTTATAATCACATATTTAGCACCTCTAAAGCGCGCTCCTGATTGTTGTAATACTTCAGATTTTTTTTTGTAAGTATTTACATCTAATTCATCGCTTGGTGGACTAGCAAAGAGAGATTTATTATTTCCATAACGCGTAAACCCTTTTGCTTCTAACGCAAGTGCTATTGGTATTAATCCTGAATCTATAAATTGTGAATATACTATTACTGGACCTTGTGAACCCAGTAATGAATCAATTAGTGACTTAATTTTAAAACTATATTTTTCAATTATATCATAATCAAACATATTAATAGGCATATTTTTTAAGAACTCGCTCTTGAAATTATAATTAAATCTAGATTTAGGTGCTTGTGTTTCTTGATAAGTCATAATATTATTAATTGCTGATTTGCCAACAATAGTTTTTATGTCAACAAGTGTATTTATTTCTTCAATATTTATATTTTGCACTACTTCTACTATGTTATTGTTATAGTATATCATTTTTTCATTTAGATAATTTTCTAATTTATTATTAGGAAAAACAATATTTAAACATTCTAATGGTTTTTGTAATAATGTGTATCCAAAAGATTCCATAGTATTTATCTTTTCTTCATCAAATTTTGATATATTATTTTTTAAAATAATATTATATACAAATTCTTGATAAGGTGATATATTGGAATCATTTACATATATATCAAAGAATGTTAACGCTTCCTTCAATGGATTAGCATTTATTTTAAATTCTGGATATTTTTTATTTAAAATACTATTATTTTCAGAATAATCTTTTGGTAAAATTCTAAAAGGGAAACTTAATGGGTTATCGCCTTTAATATAACTTATGTAACCATTTATTTTTCTTTTAAATAGTTCCAAACCTACCTGTTCGTCTTTGCTATTTACTATAAAACTTCCATCATTAGCAAATACGTCTTTTAATTCTACTATTGAGCGTCTATCATTTAAATTTAATATATTTATTAAAAAAATTATTTCCTTATAATCATTAAACATAGGGGTTGCCGACATAAACAGCAATTTTAAATTATTTACATTTTTAACTAATTTCATTAACTCATTTGAAACTAATTTATTACTATTGTCTTTTGATTGACGTATGTTATGTATTTCATCAATTATTATTAATCTGTTATTAAAAAATTTTTGTAGTTTGTTTTTTATTAATAATTGTTTTTTTTTTGAATCCATAGTAGTTAAAGATTGATTTGAGATATTTGATTTTTTTATTATTAAATTGGCAAATTGTGTATATCCTATAAATAAATAATAATTATTTATTATGTTTTTAACTATTTTTATTACTTTGTCACGTGATAAATTTTTTTGTATCATATTAATTTCGTCCAATATGTTTTGCCCAGCACAATTATTAATAGTCCAAATACCATTTTTTTCTTCTAATTTTTGTTCATCAAATAATTGTAAATAAAAATTTTCTTGAACATTAGGTGAAGCCACTATTATTATTCGTTCATTGTAACCCATAAATTTTAAATATTTTCTTGTTTCTTCGGCAACACCAATTGCCGAGCATGTTTTTCCAGTTCCTAATCCGTGATATAGTAATATTCCATTATATGGAGTATACATAGAAAGGAAATTTTTTATGAATTTTTGATGTGGTGCTAATTCAAAATCCTTATTGCAAATTTCATTGCTTTGTTTTTCAAAATCAAAAGTTTCGTCTATCTTTAATATTATTTTATTTTCTTCAAATTCTTGCTTATTTGCTATTTTAATATTTAAAAATTCATCATCTAAATGAGGATATAAATATTTGTAGGTTGTTGTATCGTTGGAATCATTTAACTCTTTTGCGTTCAATAGTTCAACAGCATTGTTAAAATATTTATAATCTGTTATAGTATTTAAATTTTTTTCTAACATTTCCAGTTTATTTTTGCCTAGTTTGTCATTATCAAATTTATTTATATTTTCTCTAAATAGTGATACTAATTCTTCATTGTTTTTTTTCTTCATTTTATCTTGATTAATGTCTGGATTAATGTCTGGATTTACTTCTGATTTTATGAATGGTTCTTCTTCTTCTTGTTCCTCTGGTTCCTCTTCTTCTGGTTCTTCTTGTTCTTCCGGTTCCTCTTCTTCTTGTTCTTCTTCTTGTTCTTCTTCTTGTTCTTCTTCTTGTTCTTCTTGTTCCTCTTCTTCTGGTTCCTCTTCTTCTGGTTCTTCTTCCTCTTCTTCCGGTTCCTCTTCTTCTTGTTCCTCTTCTTCCGGTTCCTCTTCTTCTTGTTCTTCTTTTAAAGATATTGGAATATTAACTATGTCTCCTTCATTTAATTCATATTTATTAACATTGCTCATAGTTATATATTAAATATATAGTTTATAACTTTTTAATAATTTATTTAAATAATCTATTATTTTTTTTTTTTCATAATTATATTCTCTAATATAATTATTAACATCATCTATTGATATCCATTTTATTTCAGTAATTTCATATATTTGATAATCATTTTTAGGTTGATTATTATCAACAATAATACCAACAAAATATTTATGCTTATATGATTTATAATTAGAACCACTAAAAATTTCTTCATATGGAACTATATTGTTAATTAGTATAATATCATTTTTATTATAACCAGTTTCCTCTTCGAATTCTCTTAGTCCACATATAATATCTTTTTCTTGATAATTTCGTCGTCCTTTTGGAAATCCCCATTCGGGTTCTTCATAATTTTTATCACATAAGTCAATTAAAGATTTTAAATCATAACTTTCTAAAATATTAGAAAAACCCTGCTTTAAATTTGTAAATTTAATTTTTGAAGTTCTTTCTTCATTTTTATAAGAATTATTGGTATTATAATTCCATAAGTATTGCCATATTGTATCAAAATCATTATTTAATAAATAATTTCTTTCATTAATAGTCATATTATTTAATAAATTTTTTATATAATTTTTATCTTCAATAGAATATTTTCCACGCATAAAATCTACAAATGATAATGTGTCTTTACGCTTAATAATCAATAGTTCAATAGAATTTTCATATTTATTTAGAGAGGCATCATATTTCTTTACTATTCTAATAGGAATAATACCAATACTAGTAATAGGTACTTTACATTGATGAAATAAATGCCCTAATTTACCACAATTATTACAAAAATATTGTTTTTTAATATTCATTGTTATTTAGTTATTATAACTAAGAATAATGTTTTTATATAATTTACTAAATTCAAATAAGTAAACACTAAGAAAATTTAATATAATAAAATTTTAATATATATAAAATTTTATTATGAATAACACAGATCATATATTTAACCCCATTATATGGGGTCCTCATTATTGGTTCGTGCTATATACTATTGCTTTATCTTATCCAATACATATTAATGAATGTACAAAAAAAAAATATTATGACTTTATAACAAACCTGCCCCTATTTTTGCCAGTTTCCGATATTGGAGGTGTTTTTAGTAAATTTTTAGATGCGTATCCTGTGACGCCGTATTTAGACTCACGAGAATCGTTTTCAAAATGGGTTCATTTTATACACAATAAAATAAATAGCTATTTAGGTAAACCTGAACTAACATATTATGATGCTTTAAATAAATATTATGAACATTATAAATTAAAAGAAATAAAAAAAGATGATGAGCGCAAAAACAAAGAAAAATATATTTTTGGTGCTTTAATAATTATTATTATTTTAGTAATAATATATTTATATATATATATATAAAAAATGGGTTCAAAGTTTAAATTTTGGAAAAAGAAAGATAAAGATAAAGACAATAGTGATTTTTTAAGATTAGTATTATTAATTATTATAATATTAATAATTGTATATTTTTTTTGGAAAATGGATAAAAATAAAAGAAGATAAAAAATAACACATATATTATTTTTATTATATTTATATATGAAATAATACTATGAAACTAGAATTAATAATTTTTTTAATAACTATTTTTGTATTAGCAAATACATATTTTGAAGGAAAATTAATTAATAAACTCAAACAATATCAAAAATATTACAAAATGGCCTTGTTTGCTTTTATTGGTTTGTGTATATATTTATTTATTAAGAAGAATCCAGGCAACTACAAAGAACTTGTAACGCATGCCAATAGTTATATAAAATATTTACCCATTGATAGAAACACAGCAAGTTTTATAACCCCTATTATTGATTTAACATCTAAATCAATAACAAATGAATTAAATAATAATTTTAATTTTTCAAGTCCTGTCAATAATCAACTATCACAAAATCTATTAACTTCAATAAATAATAATCAAAATTATTTATCCAAACAACAACAAAAAATATTATCTTCCGGAAATATATCAACAAAAAGAAGTGTCAGTGAAACAAAGAAAAAATATGTAGCTGCCTCGCAAAACTGGCATTGTAAACATTGTCAAAAACAATTACCGGCGTGGTTTGAAGTAGATCATGTTAAAAAATTAGAATACGGAGGTTCAAATAATATTGACAATTTAGAAGCGCTATGTAGAGATTGCCATGGCAAAAAAACTGCTTTTGAAAATCTATAAATATTGAGTTTACAAATAAATAATATACTTATAATCTAATATATTATTTATGGCTAGTGAAATAATAACTCAGGTCGGTAAATTATCTAGTGATTATTTACGAACTAAAACAACTGAAGCACTTTCTGCTTATACTAATAATAAAAAAAAGTATTATATTCCTATAATAGTAGCAATATTGGTATTGCTGTTGGGTCTATTTTATTATTTAAATGACAAGCAAAATATTTTCAATGTAAAAAATTCTGTATATGAAATTTTAATGTGGTTATTTTTAATAACATTTTGTATATACACTTTTCTATTGTATGTTTGTAAACATAATAGTTATGATTATCAAGATTTTAAACCCGATTATAGTTTTATTACTATGTATAAATATGTTGGATTACTATTTTTAATAATATTATTTCCAGTATTAACAATTAATTTTATATTATATTTACACAAAACCAATAATGATATTTTTAATGTTACACAAACCATATTAGGAGTATTGATAGTTATTGTTATTTTTGCAATAATAGCAAAAATATTTTCTATAAAACCTGGCACCATAGATACTAGTACCACTAGTACCACTAGTACTGCTGGCAAAGCATCACAAAATCCCTTACAAAGTATAATAAAACTACTCACAGACATATTATTTTTTATTCCTTGTTTACTAATCATATTAGTAGATGAAATAAATAAAGATATAAGATTGACACCATCTTCTATATATTTATTGTTTTTCATATTATTAATTTTAATAACATTAATATTTTTATTGCCTGTATTATTTAAATATTTAGCAAAACTTAATAAAAATGATGTTTTATCTGGAGAAGGTCCTTTTTATTTAAATGAAAAGAAAACTTTAGGAAAATATCAAAATTTAGACAAAAATGTAGCTGCCAATGTTGCTATTCCAAAGTTTGGAACCCTTGATATTGAAAATACACCTTTGGCCAATAATATTAATAATATATTTTCAAATTTTAAGACGAACTTCACTACTACTCCTAGTAACCCTGAAAATAGTTTAATTGAAAATAGTTCAAACGAAGAGGTTGTAAGAAATGACTATAATAATACTAAGAATAATATTTCTGATAATACTAAAGGGTACGATTTCAAACTATTAAAAAATGATTTGAATGGGCAATATAATATAGGAGCAAAATATAATAATTCTTCAAAAATCGATGGTAAATTTCCTTATAATTATACTTATAGTATAAGTTTTTATATTTATATAAATCCACAACCCACTAATACATCTATTGCTTATAATAAAGATACCGAATTATTTAATTATGGATTTAAACCAGTTATATATTATAATGGAAACTCTAGAAAAATTATTATTAAATCTAGAACAATAAGTAATAAATCAGATCAACTAGATACTATATATGAAATGACGCATGTAAAGCATCAAAAATGGTTATATTTTGTTATTAATTATGAAAATAATAATATAGATGTCTTTATTGATGGTAAATTAGTAGGTGCTAAAAATAATATCACGCCATATTTTATAGGGGATAGCGTAACTATTGGGGAAGATGATGGTATATATGGAAGTATTAAAGAAATATTCTATTTTGATAAAATAAAAACTCCTGACTCTATACAATTTTTAAATAGTTTAACTAAGAATAATAATTTAATTTAGAAAAATTTACAAAAATAAAACAAATTTACAAAAATAAAACAAATTTACAAAAATAAAACAAATTTACAAAAATAAAACAAATTTACAAAAATAAAACAAATATAAAAAACATTATAATATTTTTATATATTAATATTTTATAATGAGTGTTATAAATATAATTATTTTAGTAATTCTTGCTTTAGTATTATTTTGGGGATTACAGAACGTATTTTTTAAAACAAATATAATTTACGATAAAATGTGTATAGCATCAAAACGAGCAGAAGTAACAACAGAAGTTACATCTACTACTAATATAATACTTGCCAAAGATATTCCTGAGACTACTTCATCCAATTTTACATTAAGTGTTTGGTTTTACATAGATAATTGGGGAAATAATATTGGAAATGAGAAAAATATATTATATTTGGCCACACCTTCTGCTTCAACAACATTACCAGCACTAAAAACAGGTTTATCTGGTATTAGTAAAAAATCTTCAATAACTACACCAACTACTCCAGCAAATAAAAATATTAACATAGCATTAGACACATATGAAAACAATTTATTTATAGATATAGAATGTTTTGGTCTTCTATCCAATGAAACAATTTTTACTAGATATAAAATACCTAATATATCAGTTCAAAAATGGAATAATTTAACAATAAGTGTTGATGTTCGAACATTAGATGTATATTTAGATGGTAAATTAAGAAATTCATTTATCTTGCATGGATTATATAAAAATTATTATGGAACAATAATCCCAAAAAATATGTATTTAGGAGATATATCTAATAATAACATAGGATTTGAAGGTTTTATAACCCGTATTCGCTATGAAGGTAACTCATGTAATCCACAAGATGCTTATAATATTTATAAAGAAGGAATAAATGCCTCTTTAGCCAGTTCAATATTCAATAAATATAGCTTAAAAGTAAGCTTTTTAGAATATAATAAGGAACAAGGATCTTTTCAAATTTAAATAAATTATATTAAATATAATAAAATATATTAAATTATAATAAAATATATTATATTATTTATATTAATTATATATAAATAATATGAATTCTAATGGAGGAGTATTAGGAAATATTAATAAATATTTTAACGCAATGATACCATATGATACACAGAAGAAACTCGGAGATTTTAGTGGATTTTTATCCTCAAATACTATGATTGCTAGAGGAACTTTCTTGTTAGGAGTATTAATTTTTTTTTCAATATTATTTTATATTGGAAGTAAAGTAGTACATTATTTCCTATCTCCATCTGAAACACCATATATAATAAGTGGAATGAAAGATGCTACTGAGGCATTAACTATTGTTCAAAATACAGGACAAAAAAATTCAATTCCAATTTTAAGAAGTAACAATCAATATGGTGGTATTGAATTTACATACTCATTTTGGATATATGTTAATGATATAAACTATAATGAATCAATAGATTATAAGCACGTTTTTAATAAAGGTTCCTCTCCAAATTCTGTGCGCGACAGCACGGAACCCGGTATATTTGGACCAAATAATAGTCCAGGTGTCTATTTATATACTGGCAAGAAAGTTTACAATTCAGACTTATTAAATAACTATCCTGTTTTAGGAATGTTGGTAACATTAAATGTTTTTCATAGTGACAATGATGCTGATCAAGGAAGAAAACCATATTTCGATGATATATATGTAGACGCAATACCAATAAAAAAATGGGTAGGTGTCATTATACGAGTTACATCACAAAATATTTGTGATATATATATAAATGGAAGTTTAGCAAAACGTCATAAATTATCTAATATAGTTAAGCAAAATTATGATAATTTATATGTAAATTATAATGGTGGATTTGCTGGTAATTTATCAGATTTGAAATATTATAATTATGCTATTGGAACTTTAGAAATTGATTCACTAAATACTAAAGGACCTAATCTTCAAATTAAGAAAAATAGCAATATTGAAAAATCATCAAAAGGTCAATATTTGGCCACACAATGGTATTCTAATGATTTAGAGGTATTATCATAATAAATACACATATTTTCATATTTTCATATTTTCATATGAATTTTATAATAACATATAATATATTCATAGTTATAAATATATTATAACTATGACCTCTATTTTAAATACCAAAAACAACTATATTATTTTAACAAATAACATTATTGATTCAAGTAATGTTGGAAGTCTGTTATACATAAAAGAAAATATTACTGATTTAAGTGGTAATAGAACCGATGCTAATTGGCAAACTATTTTACAAAAATCTAGTAACAACATTACTTATAAAAATAGAATAATAGTGAGTGGAAAAATTATTACATCTAGTAATACTAGTACTAGCTGTTGCTTAATTACCCAAAATAATATAAAAAATAATATGAAATTTATTTTTGATTCATCTAATAACAAAAATGGTAAAATTTTATTTGTAAAAAATTTAAATAGCACTGATGATTCATATAATTATTTATTTAATAGTTTAAGTAATACATTTTTTGAAAAGACTAATTATTATAATATAAATAATTCCTTAATTACTGATACTAGTTATACTCGTTATATACATCATTTAAATTATTATTTTAGTAATTCTGATATGTATCAAATAAATATTAATCATTATCTATATAAATATAGAAACTATTATCTAGAATCTGCTGGCAACCTCACTCCATATAATTATAATTATTCTAATATAAGATATGCTATTACTAGTATAAGTAATGAATTTTTTTTTAATAATACAACAATAGATAGTTCTAGTATTATAAATTTTAAGTCCTCAAATTTTACTACGCTATTAATTGATAATAGTAGTGGCAATGCTTTTACAAGTGATAATAGTTTTACTATATTACAAAAAAATACTTCTTATTCTATATTTCGCAATATACTATCTTATAATAAACTCACATTAGATTATAAGCATGTAAATTATTATGATCTTAGTTTATATGATTTTAGTTTAAGTTATACTACAGGTGTTTTACCAGTTTATACATCTATTTCAAATAATAATATGAATATAATTAAAACTTTTCTAATTAAAACCAATAGTTTTCAAATAATACAAAATATAAAAAGTAATAGCAAAATTATTTTTGGATTAAAAAATGTATATCTTTATAATGTAAAAGTATTAGATTATAGTAGTAATTTATATACTAAAACTATAACATTTAATAATCAACCTAATAAAATATTGAATCTTGATTTTTCAAATACTATGTTTTTAGGACTTGGTGATCGTTTAACAGGAATTACACAAAATGATATATATAATCATACGAATTTTTCCACCAATTCTAATAATAGATCAATCATTACATTCCAAAAAAATATAAATACACAGAAGATAACAAGTAATTCAAACTACGCGCCTCTTATACCAAATCTCAACAAATATTATTTACTAGATATTTGTTTGAATTATGCTAAAAATAGCATAAGTCATAATATAAATAACACAATAAACTATAACATAATATTATATAATAATATTTCCCTTCAAGTAGGTAAAATTTTTGATTTAAATTTAGAAACGTATTTTAATGCTTTGACTAATAACTATTATAAAAATAGTTTCAATAACTTAGCAAAAATAAATAATAAAAGTGACAACATATATTCTATAAGCTCTGAACAAGTAAATTCAGCAATAAATGTAGAATTTAAAAATTTAACAGCGGACCAAATTGATATAAAAATTAATAATTTACTAGCTTTAACAGGATACGGCAATATAACTTTAATACCAATAGATTCAGACACAACTTTTTATGATTTAAGATATAATTATAATAAAACTTTCTATATATTCCATAATTTAAATATATATTTACTGCCCGAATCTATAAACTTAAAACGCTATTTGGATTTGGATTTGGATTTAGATATATTAAACTTTTATAGTCAAACGTTTGCTAATTTTGTTATAACAACCAATGCAAGTGATTTTACCAATGTAGATTGTATTTATATTTATCATGATCCTATTAATGACCCCGATGAAAAATTTAGATATCCCAATAATAATATTGAAATTAAAAGAGATTCTGAAATTGATACATTAGCAAAAGCAATTGAACAATATCGTGGCACTGGAGCACGCACATCAAGAACAAACGCGGTTTTTATCCCAGCACAAAATGGCAGTAACTTATCAAGAAAAATGATACAAGGTTTGGTTGGAATAAATAATATTCCAAAATTATTATCTATTGAACCATATGATCCAAATTTTATAACCGGTAGAGGGTTTATTAATCAATATCAAATAAATGATGCTTGTATTACTAGTAATTGTGATAAAATTGCCGTTAAACAAAACTCTATAAAGCATGAATCAGTTAAAAATAAAACTCTTAACTTATCAAACACATTAAAGAAACAAAATTTTGCTAATATAGTTAAATCCAATAGACGAAATAAATTATCACTAGAATGTATAAATAACAATACAACTACAAATAATGTAGTAACACTAAATACTATAATAAATGATCCAAATTGTAATAATACAATAAAATATACTCCCTTTGTGATGTTTGAAAAAGGTAAAGGAAAATATTTATAACATTAATATATACTATAAAATATATACTATAAAATATATACTATGATAATGTTGGTCGCTGATTATTTTCATACACCATAGGATAAGGCATTATAATAGTTTGCTGTCTCTCAAAAAAATCTTTAAATTCTAGATTTTTAATGCTTGGAATAACGGGTTCGCAAGGTGTTTCTAAATTAGTTGAACCTATACCTCTTAATTGTGATTCTATATCTATTGAATTATGAGCCAAAGCTTCCCTGGATATATGGCTTGGCATATATCCAAGTGAAGGAATACACTCGCTAATTGGTCTTCCTGATGAGGAGTGTAAATATAAATTTTCACGAAGTAATTTTTCTGTGTTAGATTTTTCTAAATTATAATTTAATTGAGTATTTTTATTTCTTGTTGAAGTCATATTATTATATAATCTAATTTATTATTTTAAATTTTTATAATTTGAAATAATAATTCAAAAATAACATATTGGTAGTTTTTCAGAAAACGTAAAATACAAAAAATGAGAGAAAATAAAAATATGGAAGAAAATAAATTATTAGGGAAATAAAATATAGATAAAATGTTATAAAGGGTTTATATTCCTCATAATACACTTATGGTTATAAAATATATAATATATAAAATTATTTATAAGCATAATTAAAATATATAAAAAGTGTAAATAATGGGAAAATAAATTTCAGGATTTTTTTGAAAAAAGGACATTTATAAATGTCCATTTTTATGTATATTTAACCTTTTATAAAATTTGAAAAATAATGTTTTAAAAAACACATTCATCCCTTTAAGGTATGAATTCCTAATTTTTATCATAAAAAACGCTTAGCATAATTTTAAAATAAATACTTATTTTTATAAAAAAGTATTTAGGGGTTTTTTAATATATCCTATAATGATATATAATGGATACACAAATTTTACCCCAAAAACCCCAAAACTTTTGCTGTGCTTATTGTCACTTTGTAACGTTTAATAAAAAAGATTATGTTAGACATTTATCAACCCTAAAGCATAAAAACAGGGAACATGATACAAATAAGATACAAAAAACCCCCAAAAAACCCCAAACGCAATATGAGTGCGCAATTTGTAATAAAACCTATAAATACCCATCCGGATTATATAGACATAAAAAAAAATGTTTAGACCATGAAAATAACACTAATTTGAATTATCAATTATCATTATCAAAAGAATTAATATTGGAAGTAGTAAAACAACAGCAAAATCAAATACGAGAATTGACCAATACAATAAAAGAATTAATTCCTAAAGTGGGAAATAATATCACAACAACAAATCAAAAATTTAATATTCAAGTTTTTTTGAATGAAAAATGCAAAGACGCAATAAATATGAGTGATTTTATTAAATCCATAGAAGTTAGTTTACAACAATTGGATTATACAAAACATAATGGGGTAGTAAATGGACTAAGTAATGTAATTATAGAAAATATGAATAAATTGGGACTTTATCAACGACCTATTCATTGTACTGACTTGAAACGTGAGTCATTATATATAAAGGATGATGATAATTGGGAAAAAGATACAAATAAAGAAAAAATTAAAAGAGTTATAAAAAATATATCAACAAAGCAATTTTACGCATTAAGTAAATGGACAAAAGAAAATCCAGATTTTCAAAATAATGAAAATAAACAGAATTATTATACACATACATTAGTAGCAATAGCAAACAACAAAGATAACAATGAAGATAAAATAATAAAAAAACTATGCACAAGTAGTTATATTAAAGAATAATATTTTCAAGGGGGGCAAAATGATATATAAATGATATATCATAAAACCCATAAATATTTATTATGTATTAGCATAATAAATATTTAATTGATAGAATATTATTTACTGCTAATAATATAATATATCATTATAAGATACAAAAAACCCTTAAAAAATTATTCTATTATAATATCTTTTAATTCATTAAAAGACTTTTTGGTAATGTCTATTTCATTTTGTAGTCTTTTAGTTATCAAATACTGAGATAAACATTTATGAAAAATATCAAAATATTCATAACTAAATAACATTTGAAATAATGCCGAATTGTTATTTTCTATAAAAAAAGAAATACTTGAATTTTTATATTTTTCCTTTAATGCTAATA